CCGGGCATCCGTGCCCTGACTACCTATTCTTCGCTATCACTAGGGAAGATTAGGTCTGTCCACCAATAAAGGTGTACAGGCGTCACCATAGCTGGCGGTTGCCAGCTTACCCACTTTCGTACGAACTTGTGCGAAAAGGTAGGTACGGAACTGCTTATGATACTTGAGGTGGGCGGCATATCCGGATCTGTATTTGAATACAGACCAAGAAAATGCCGTTGATAAACAGAAGAACCGCCGCGCTCCCTCCTAGAGGCATGAAGATGCCAAAGGAAGAGCGTACGTGAATCTCTGATTATCTTCGCTCGATTTCGGGAGGTAAAAGCCCTAATTTCGAGACACCCATTCTTGTTTCGTATCAGTTTCTTGGAATAAGCCGTGGGGATATCAATCCACACTCCGCTTATTGAGGACCAGTTCCACGGTATAAAAGGGAGCTTATGATCTGAAATCAAAGATTTCAAGGTCTGGGCTAACTTTCCACCTGGAACTACAAGTGGCGCTAAGCCATTTACGATATGACAAAGTTCAGTTTTCACTGAACTCGTCATTCGCAAATAGAAAGGCGTCACGTCCTTGCCGAGGTACCAATCTGCTCCACAGGATTCCCTAAAAGGGCCTTCTGTGTAGCTCTTATCGGTATTCACTCGGAAACCAAGAAACCTTAGTGCGGCAATAAGAGCTTTGGCCTGAGTGCTAGAGATGATAATATCATCTCCGTATGCACACCAGACTTTGGCACCCGTTGCTTTACTAAGAGCAGCAAAGATCAGCGACTCTAATCCAAAAGTAGCGCCGTTACCCATACTGGATAACTTAGCATACTTATAGAGTTGACCGAAACCGCGTCCGTAAGGACACCTTATATCTGTGAGCAGCTTATACCATTTTACTGGTAGAAGCCACGCAACAGCATTTAAGGAAACGGTGTCGGAAGCCATGGAAAGATCAATTGTGGCAAGGTTGCCACTAACCGAACCTTCTTTGGCTAATTGCTGATTTCGGAACTGGTCTGACAGGTTAATATGAAGCTTGCGCCTCATCTTATCCTTTACGAACGAATCAAACGCAAGCTGGACGGCTAGATTGCCTTCCGGCTCGCAAGCGATTGTTCTATCAGTTTTCCAGTTCTTCCGAACGGTCACAACACGGTTGCACAGTGTTTCCCGATAAGAGAGTTTACCGTAACCATAATGGCTATTGGCGAGCTCTATATACGGAATGGCTGTGCGTGTAACAGGTATAGCTCTCTTACTCACCTTTAAGTGAGGGAGAGCCTGCCTGCGACTCCGTGTCGCTGAAGCTCCGCTAGTGATCCTGAGTTCCGACGGTAGTCTGTCGTAAAACTCAGCAATGTCGCCCAGGGTATCATAAATAATACCCTGCGCCCGGTCTATTATGCGCCTCACTTCAGGAGAAATCCTGTCCTGATTTGCGTAATAGTGATCTAACCTTTTATTGGTCAATCGGCACAAAAGCTCAGCCCTCTCGAAAGAGAGCTTAGCAGCCTTTTGACAAACATCCGGATTAGAGAATGCAGGGTTCTTTTTAAAGAACGCTGCAACCTGGCGTGAAAAGCGACATAGATCCTCTGTATGAAATGCCAGAGGAATATGATCACTAGCTTCGCATAAGCGAGCGACATTTCGTTGCCTAATCCATCCCAGGACTAGGTTTCGAACGTCGTCACTAATGTGACCCTTCTGGTCACTAACGAAGTTTTCACATAGTGTGAAAGCTAATGCTTGTAGGTCCATTGCGGATCCTCCAATAAGTGTTACCAGCGTAAGTAGTCGCCAAAGGCGAACTGCTCTGCGAAGGCCAAGAGTAGTACGAGTCCTACCAAAAGTAGTATTCGTGCTATAGGCGAGATTGAGCTAAAGCCGACCTGTTTCAACAACTTCAACACCTGAATCAAGTTAGTAAAGAATTTTACTTTCTTGAGGGCGTTGATGATATTGAGCAGGTCTTTAAGCGGCTTTAAGCTTAAACCAGCCATTCTTGGGTGTTCACAGTGTTGGCAAATTCGTCGCCCGCGATAACATCGCGGAAGACTGCCAACATAGCTGTTACATCAGCTGCGATGCCGTCTTTAGGACGACGAATCGTGGCTGTGAACGTAACACGTGACGGTAGAACGTCACCATTAGCATCTTCGGTTGCTGAGAGCACTGTGACAGTGTCCTCGATTACAACCTCGTTGCCAGAAGGTACCTTACGCTTTTGCAGAACCAACACCGGCTTTAAAGCGGTGTGGGTAGCCTGCGTATAAGTACGAGAGTTTCCATTATCGGCAAACTCAGTGAGCACAGTAGCCATTGCGGCCATGATGTATCTCCTTTATAGTCTTAACGATCGCGAAAAGGCTCCCGATTTCAGGAGCCCGTAAGCAATCGCCGCAAGATCAGCGATCTTGCCAATGTCCAGACGGACATTGAAGAACGGACGTAAAGGTATTGTCATAGGCGTTCGAGTGGTGAGGATAAGATTAGCCTCACTGGATCCCTGATCTAAATCCCACGTATATGTGGGATGATAGACAGTATATCCAGTGGGGGTTATCCGTCTGTTGATAGTGGCATAAATGCCACCAGCAGCAGTATACTCCTCCACTGTCACTAAGAAGGAAAGCCCTTCAAGCCACGTACCAACGTCTAAGAACCAATCTATGATAAAGGAAAACTTTATCAATTCCCAGCCAGTTATGGCCGGGTTGAATTGAAACTTAGGTGGTTGGATATCCGCGGTTACATTACCACGAGTAGAAACATGGATAGTATCAATAACGGACCATGTGGCCGTTAGAGATGTACCCTCTTTATACTCGTGAGTAGATGTCGCAATATGGTTGGATTGAGATCCAGCCCTATGCGTGAAGCGCTTCCGTTTCTCGTCTAACGAAGAGAGCACTTTGTTAAGTTCGACTATGTCGTACCACAAAATGCGCCATCCGTACCGATATTCTAACCAATTTTGCGCAACTTTTGACAGTTGCATGAGTTCTTTAAACCGCTTTTTAAGGTCCTTAAACAAGGACACGGTTTTACGGAACTCCGCAATAAAGGTGAGACTATCGTGTCCCTGACTGTATATCTGTGAGGCGGCTGCTAAAACGGCACCACTAGGATCAAGATCCTCGTGGTACGGTGATAGCACCCCTGACAGAGCAGCCCGGGTGACGAGAGACTGTGTGGGTATCCATGGACCCAAACCCCTGTACCACTTATTCCACCCTTGGGTGGCAAGTGTATACTCACTTGGAGATTCTCTTAGAGAATATTCCACTTGAGTAAAGGGGGTATATGGCAGTATCTCGCCGTTACGCCTTTTCTTGTGGAATTGAGGAATCTCAACCCCATCAGTTGAAGCGTAATAGTCGGCAATCGTGTAGCTGCTAGTTCCAGTAGTGGACCAGCTAGCTCCTTGATTGCCAGAGAACTGCGACGTATGACCCTCAATAAGAGGATCATGCGGCGTTTCATGGTGAATTGTACCCATACCTTCTAACCTCAATGAGCCGATTTGTCCGTTAACAAACCGACATACCGGAGCCGAAAATGGATCTAGTTTGCCGAAAGGCGAACTAGACTGACCCCCCCAAGACGGG